TGCCCTCTTTAATCAATTCACCTACCTGTCCGGCAGATTTTGCAATCTTTGCCTTCAGTTCGAGACCATTATCTCCAGTCTTCAAGCCAACTGCGCGGCCAATAGGTTGATTATAGTCATGATTAAATAAAATAATAGGATTGTTCTGGTAGTTGTCCAATCCGCCCTTTGTCCAAGCTTCGGATTCTACAACGTCTCCTACCCTATCCATATTGTTGGTGCTTGCATAACCAGCAATATAAAGATCGTCGCCTTCATTAAACGACTTAAAGGTAGAACCGATATGAAAAATTTTATCCATCGCTTCTTTGCCTCAGTCTTTCGAGAGGGCTAAGTTCGTCCTCCCACTCCTGAACCGGCTCTTCTACGAGGGGTTCTTCTTTTTTGAATTCTTGATTCTTTAACTGTGCAAACTCTGCTGGGAACTTTCTAGCTAAAAGCCTTAGTGTAGTGTGATATCCACGGTTGCTAAAATGCTTTCTTAAAGACCTCCAGTGTATTGGAGCTGCGGCTCCCAGCCTCATGTATTCTGATCTTTTTAAAATTCTTCCTTCGTCTTGAAAAAACTCTAGTAACGTTCGTAAGATTTCTGTTCTAGTCACCTTCTTCCTCCTGTTCTGGTCTTCCTCCCTCTGAAGGGTTGGCGGCAGACCCAGCAATATTGGCAGGAACTCTTAGTTCTCCCGCCCCAAAAATATCGTCATAGTTCAAAGCTTCTCTTGCCTCATTGGGAGTTATAATTCCAGTATTAACTAGAGAAGAATAATAAGCGGCTGCATCTCGCAACTCTGGTTGAAGAGCTGGAATATCTGAGACATCTTCTGTAATCTTATACCCAAAAAACCTCTCCATACCATAGTTCATTTTACGAACTATAGGAGTTACTGTTTCCAAGTAATACATACGATGGTTTGGGCGAATATTTGCATTGTTTCCGCTATCTAACATAATCGGAGGAACTCCCAAACATTTTAGTATTTCTTTCTCCCCTGCAGAAATAGAAGCTTCAAAATCTAACTCTCGGAAGTTGACATTACTAATCTTATCTATCTCCATTCCTCCATCTAAAATTAGGGGCCTTCGACCACCTCCCGTAGGAGAGTAAGAAGAAGCCCAAGACTGAACCATCTTCTGCTTATTCTTTGGAGACAAGCTACTAGGATGCTTTAGTATAAGTCCCGGCACTGCTCCATTTTCAAAAAACTTAGTCTGAAACTGTCGCATCTTCCAAACCAAGTCCATGATGCTTCTCGCAGCGCTTAGTCGGCTGGTTCCTCTATAAAGGCTTCTAAAAGAGTTTTCCTTTATATGAATTATCTCATCTGGAGTATAATCAATGTTGTCCCTAAATCGATATGATTTTACATAAGTTCTTTCGTCAGGAACTATATCCATGTAATTCGCTGGAAGGTGATAGAGGTGTACCCCGTCAAAGTAAACAAAAATATTGCCGTCCAAAACATAATCAGTGATGAGGTTTCGCTTAAATGTATTTATGTCTTGAAAAGGGTTAGGTTCAGTATTCAGAAGCTTTTCTACTCGGCTTCTACGAATACCTTTGGCTATAGGACTTACTCCAATAGGCTCTCCAACTCTTGATGGTATTTCTGCTGCGTCATCGACGAGCATATTTACACCTCTATTTACCACCTCCAACTTCTCGTAGTAATCAGTGTATCTTACATAGGGCTCCCTAGTAGTGATAGGGCCGCCGCCTTCTATGCCATATACAATATCTTCTTGAGACGGGTTTAGCTTCTCAACGGGTTGATTTTTCCAGAAATTATACCAAGCCATGCTTTTCCCGTTGTATTTCCACCCATCTCTTCTGTTTGTTAACAGTATGAAGCCCTGGGTCTCTACCATAGATAGAGTGTAGCTTCAAGTGATGGCTATGGCAAAGTGTGACCGTTTCGTCATACATCTCTGCCCAGTTTTCATCTATAAACTCGTCCCTCCATATAGTGACATACTCGTCAGTATAATGTTCGGGACGTATTTCAATCTTTTTCTTTAACCAAACATCCAAAAGAGGAGCAAGAGTATGATAGTGGTGAAAATCAAGTCTTCTATTATCGCCGCATATGTAGCATTTATCTGCTTTTTCATACTTCGATTTGGCTCTATCTCTTATGTATTTTATGGCATAACGTTTCAATTCCATATCTTACTAAACTCGCAGCTAAATGTCAAGAATTATTTTTTGCCAGGTCGCTAAAATGTAGGTGCTTCCTCTACAAATGAATACAAAGCGTATCTCAGCGCATCAGCCATATGAGAGGAGCTATCGTGGACCGGCTTCTCTCGCAACAGGTTGGGATTCGGGTCCCAACGATACTGGTCAAGAGAGCGTAGAACTTCCACACACTCTTGGTCTACTATTAGTCTATCATTGTCTACTATTGCTGCCACGTGTGCGATTCCGTCTAAAATTGATTTGTTGGCGTTGACAGTGCTTATGTCATATTTTTGAGCCCAGTCAAAGCGTGTTTGTTGAGCGGCACTGTCAATATAAATCCAGTCTATATCCCAAGCCTCTAAAATGGGTTGTATTTCTTCCGCATGTTCGTCGGTGGTGCGCTCTGCGTGGTAGTATTCTCGTACAACATAGTATTTATCATCCTTGAACACGATAACGCAGAGGGCAGTGGGATCTCTGAATCCCACATCGATGCCAGCCAAGACCTCACAACCGCTAAAATCCATCGCGCTAAGGTCTTGAACGCACTTTTTATAGTCGAAATTCCAAATTTGCCCTTCAAATATGTTAAAGTCAGCTAAATACTCCTGTGCGAACTCCGCTGCGCTCATTGAGCGCTGGGCTTCTTCAATATCTGCTATGCTTGCACGAGGATTATCGTGCCAAGTAGCCTTTATACTTACCCACTGAGGATAATTATCGTCAAAACCACGATTATAAAAACGGCTAAACCAATTGTTGCGGCCCCTAGGCGTACTAATAAATAAAACCTTGCTATTGGGTTTGTCGAGAGTAGGTCGTATGTTGACATTAAACGCCTGCTCACCCTCTGAAAGCGCCGCTTCATCGAAGAGAACAAAATCATAAGATCGCCCCACTACTGTATCTATGTTGTTTACTGAACCTAGACGGATAGTTGAGCCATTCGATAGCTCAATAACTCTGTCTTTGGTGTTGTCTCGCGTGACTTCAAGGTCAAAGTGGTTTATAAGCTGACGTTGAAGGTCAAAAGATATCTGACTCAAAGTGTAATTCGGAGATACAATCAGTATTGAGCATCCCGGAACTAGAGCAACAACCTGTGCTATGATATTTCCGATATAGGTTTTACCCTGGCGTCGCGATAGCGCACCCACGACAAAGCGATATTTCGGATTGTTTATAGCATTGATAATGGCTATCTGAGACGCTATAGGGTTTATATTTAATAGGTCTAGATAGCCATCAATTGGTACCTTGAGAAAGTCTCCTGGTACAATACTATCGGTGATTATGTCGGATCTGCTGATTTCCATAACTTCTCTAGAGGACTAAGCTCACACTGACACTCTTCTCCACGGCAAACGGGACATACTGGCTCTTCAACAACAGGCTCTTCAACAACAGGCTCCACAAGCATATTGTAAGCCGCTAATGCTTCCGATTTAGTCGAAAATTTCTGCGCACTCAATGAATGCTTCCACATACCTTTTTTCTCAAATACCATACTAACCTCCTGTGGCTAAAAGACCTACCAGACAGAGCACAATAGCACCAAGACCAGAAAATGCAAATCTTCTGTAAGTGCCGAACTCTGACTTATGTTCTTCATACCGCTGAGTGGACCTTTCGTCAAACTCTTCTAGTTTATTAAACACAGTTTTCCAGCGTTCGTCACACACTGCTTCATGCTTTTCAAATGCGTTTTTTAGCTCATCATGATCCATTTAGCAATTTCTCCATCAACTTCCCATAGTTACCTTCGCCAAATGAGTTAAGTTGCACATTTGTTTGCTTTGTAGGAGCGGAAGTTTTACTATGATCGGTTGATATTTTATGAGCCAGAGCTATAATATCTACGAGATCTTTGGAGGAATACATATCAGAGTCGCGCGCTTCCTGAAGTTTGCTTTCAATAACTTCATCAAGTAATTCGGCTAAACGGAATCGGTTGCGATAACCCTGATCGAGATAAACACTTGAGATGTAGTCCTTTACTTCGGACTTTTCAAGAACCGCATACACAGCATCGGGAGTGACTCCGAGCTGTGATGCGGCAGTGATTGCAGAACCTGTGGACAAATAGGCATTTGCCACTTCGAGGTTCTCTGGGTTAATTTTTACAATATCCATAGTTTAGACATTATATGGTAGGGGGACCAAAATGTCAAGAACTATTTTTTAGAAGGTCCAGCGAACCTCTGTTTCGAGCTTGTGCTTTAAAGAGTCGTCTTTGGTTCCCTCCCATTTTCCTTTGAGCTGAAGATTGGGGCCGAGCTTGAATTTGTATCCTGCTTCGGCTCCGAAGTCTCCCTCTGAGAAATATCCGCCTTCAAAGTAGAAGTTGCCGAGTTTTACGCCTGGGCGAACGTGGTGAATTATTTGTTTGTAGGTTTGGTCCTGATATTTAATTTCATTTTTGTATTCTATATATGCGTCCATACTTATACACCCAGCTCACGAAAAAATTTTTCAAATTTATCTATTCCATGACTGACTGCAAAATGTTGGGTCTTACCTGAGGCAGACTCTTTTGTTATGTCTATGCCGTCTCCGTAGAACTGAAGTCCTATGATTTTATCGAGTCGAATGCGAAAGGCTTTGGAAGCCCCCTTAAAATATACGTGCTTGTTTGTAAGAACGAGAACTCCTGTGTCAAGTTCTTTCCAATAGTCTTCTTTTATTACTTGTCCAGCTCTTTTACCAGAATGAAGCCACAATCCTGGGGCGCCTCTTACAGAGAAGCCCGCGTTAGCTCCTACGGTTCTAGTTTGAGTGCGTTCTTCGTAGAGAGTTACGCTGTGAAGCCAAGTGAAGGCTCTTTCTGACTTTTGAAGGTTGAGTCCTTCTACGTAAACATCGGGCAATATATCATTGTCTAGAAAATCATAGAGGCGTTGATAGGAGTCTCGTTCTTCGGCATATTCGAGAAAGTCGTCTTCGAGTTCGAGAATTTCTTGGGCTCGGTTTAGCAATTGTAAGCCTTCTCTGTCGAGAGGTTCGAGTTGAGTAAAAACGTTATCCCAAACTGGCTCGTAGTCCATGTCGGGAATTTCCATGTCCGGTTGAGGATTGTTGAAAAAAGCCGTGACTTGTTGTGAGGCCTTTTCTTCTTTTGCAAGCTTTTCGGCCTTTTCTTTCTCAGCTTTTTCACGCTTTTCGGCCATATTTTTTTCAGATCGGATCCGCCACTCGGCTTTACAAGGGGGGTGAGAATTTTTGAACCATCCTGCTGGTTCACCACAGTATACACAATTTGCCATTAGAATCTCCTTTTGAAAGATATATTATACGGGATTTCGAATAGTGTGTCAAGTTTTATTTAGCACCGTTTAGTCGTAAAATTACCCAAAGTTGCGCGTGGAGGGGACCCCGCGCGAAGCGCGGTTATCAAGGTCTAAGAACCGCCCCCCTTATTCCAAATCGGTATTAGACAACCTGGGCAAGCTCAGGCATAATGATTACATCAACTAAGGGAATACACCCATGTCATTGAAGGAACGAATCGAGGCGATGAAACTACCGGGCAACAATGGACCGGCTCGCCGCAAATGCCCGCGCTCTCAACAGCCGGTAGCCAAGCCCGTCTACAATGAAGACGGTAGCATTGAATTCAAGACGGAGAAAAAATAATGAAGCGTATTATTCCATTATCATTAGTAGCGGCCGCGGCCGCTATGGCGTCGCCCTTTATACTTATGTGGATTATCCAGGCTGTCGGTCCCGGCGTCTTTTTTTGCGTAACCGTCTTTTTACTGTTATTTGGGGCATTTTTCTCTATGTTTGCTAGCCATCCCGTTACGGGAAAATGGCTGGAGAAAAACTAATGGAATATTGGATTATGGAAAAGGGCGAGATTATGGATGTGGGCTATGCCGTAGCCCCATCCCTGGCTTCCGCCAAAGCCAGGATTAAATGGGAATTTCAGAGGTTGCACCCAGAAAAAACTTTTGATATAATCCCTATCACCAACAACGGAGAAAACTATGAAAATCTATGGAGCATCTAAGATCTGGCACGCTGACCTCTGGAAAAAGATACGCTCGCAGGGGTTTGACATTACTGGCCGATGGATTGACATAGAAGGCGACAGCGAAAGCCCCGCCATCTATCAAGGGCGAGAGATTACCCGCTCGGACATCTGGGACTACTGTCTTGAAGACGTGACCGCAGCCGATGCCGTGATTATCTACTGTGGTGCCGATGACGAAGAGCAACGCGGAGTTATCATGGAAGCCGGCCATGCTATCGGCCAAGGTAAGCCGGTCTACTGCATAAACACTTGTAAGACCTTTTCGCCTTGCGCGGTGTCCGATGTTGCGTTTACCCATCATCGACTCTGGAATTGGGTAGGCAATGGGCTCTCATTCTATGATGGCTTTCTCAAAGCTTATTGGATGGCGTCCACCGATACGGGCAATGGCATTCGCCGACGTGTTAGGCTAGCGGCTAAGAGGCCGCTATGATAGAGCACATAGAGCTTACGTTGCCCTACGGATTTGAGTTAGAATTGTTTTATCAGGAAATTGAGGAAAACTAAATGAAAACTTTTACTTATCACCAAAACAATTCGGGCGGATACTTCAATGGACCCGAATCCGTAACCATTGAGGCTTATAGCAAAGAAGATGCCGACAGAAAAGCGGAAGAAAGCGGGCTTGTGTATTTCGACGGGGTTGAACAGGGAATAGATTGCGAATGCTGCGGGGATCGCTGGTATCGCCTAGGATATGAATAAAAGCGATAAAAACCCCAGGGCTTATGCCCTGGGGGCGCCGATTTTACCACAGCCTCCTGGACGCTGTCAAGCGAATTTTTTTCAAGATGACATGAAAATAAATCATTGTCTTTTATTTTTCACCGGATTTATAATACCCACTCATTCAACAGCGGAGACGCATTTATGCCGATGGCACAAAATATCTTTATGGTTCTCGACACGGAAACCTGTGACCTCAAGGGTCACGTTTACGATGTTGGCTACACCATCACCAACAAACGCGGCGAAATTCTGAGCGAATACAACGCGCTCGTTTCTGAGATTTTCACCGATGCAGAGAAAATGATGGGCGCATTTTATGCGCGCAAAATGTTCTCTCACTATGCTCCAATGCTTGATTCTGGCGAGATTTCGCTTGTGTCTTGGGCGGATATTGTCGCTAACATTCAAGCGGATGTTTCCGCCTACAATGTCAACGTCTTATCAGCCTATAACCTCGGTTTCGACCGTCGCGTTATGGGACAGACCAACGAGCTACTTGGCAATGGCTCAATATTTCAATCGCCTATAAAACAACTCGACATTTGGCAATTCGCTTGTGAAGCCAAGCTAAATACCGCTACTTACAAGCAACTTGCAAACGAGCAAGGTTGGGTTTCTGCGGCTGGCAATATTCGCACGGGCGCAGAATATGCCTACCGATTTTGTCGGGGTGACTGGGGTTTTATTGAGGACCATACCGCACTATCCGATGCGCGAATAGAAACCGCGATTTTAGCTGATTGCTTTTCTGCTAAAAAGCGTGTACCATACGGCATTGTAAACGCACAACCTTGGAGAATTGTAAATGGGTAGACTAGAACGCGTAATCGGATGGGTTGGTATGTTGCTTGTGCAATGTGCCAGCTTCCCCGCTCTTTATGAGCTGGTCGTATTGGGGCAGGCAGAATTGCCGCCGCTCTCAATGGTTTTGATGTTGCAAATCGGGCTGGCGCTCTACTTCATTCGAGCCTATATTCAGCGTGACACAATCTACCTTGTTTCCAATGGGCTGGGCTTTTCTATTCAAACTTTGCTTTTTTGCCTAATTATTTTCAAATAATGCTTGCACGTATTCAAAAATTCGTGTTACAATACTTTCACACTAAAACGACAGAGGAACTAAAAATTATGTCTAACTACTCCGAGAAGATGGAAGCCGAACTCCGAAAAATCGGCAGCTTTAACTACGATTCTGCGGCTGCTTTTGCAGACCGATATGCAGACTTGACCACTCGCAGCGTTGTGAGCAAGGTTAAGAGCATGGGGCTGGAATACACGCCTCGCGTTGTAGCCAAAGCTTCAACGCCTCGCGTTCGCAAGAGCGACATTGTCGCGGCGCTTGCCGAGCAAATCGGCGCTGACGCCGACGCGCTCGCGGGTTTGGCGAAGGCCGACATGCGGTCGCTCAACGAACTGGTTAGCCACATAGGCTAACTTGTTGACAATGGGGCCGCAAGGCCCCATAATCTCCTAACACTAAGACGGCAGAGGAAACTAAAAATGTATATTGGGTCTAGAATCGAAGAAATCGAAGTCATCACAATTGAGGAACAGGCAACCATCACGCTGGAAATTAGCGAGACGCTTTTGCGAGATATGCTTTACCACGCGGAACATCCTAGCGGATACTGTGCACCCTCTGGGCAAGGATCGGGCGATTCTAGGCGAGCTATCCGCTTGTTTCTTAAGGACGCTTGGGAAAGCTATAGTGAGGATAGGCGCGAAACATAGCGCCTTAACCCGGTCGTCGGAATTATCGATTGATAATTTCGGCGCCGCCGCGCCAGTGCGAAACCGAAGTGCGAAACCGAAGTAGCATTTTCGCGATTTTTGAAAGCAATTTTCAAAACGTTAGTCTAAAAAATTTAGCACAATAACCTAATTTTCGTATAGCACAATAACCTAATTTTCGTATAGCACAATAACCTAATTTTCGTATAGCACAATAACCTAATTTTCGTCCAGCATTTTAACAAGCGAACCAACGGGGCTTGGGCGCCGGCGCGCCAAATTATGAGTGCAAAAGCGACCCATGTCAAGCTTTTTCGACTGCGCGAGAGAAAAAAATTTATGCAAGTCTTTGCTGCCGGACCCCGTGCCCGCCCTGGTAGTATAGCACGGAAAAGGTTCTGTGTCAAGCACTTTCTTGCCCGCTCTGTAACAAGGCAACAAACGGGCCGCGCCAATTTTAGTGCCAAACCGATGCTATGTCAAGCACTTTCGACACTCAGCGCGCAAAAAACTCGAGGTAGTCTAGCCCCAAGGCCCTGCGACTTCGTCGCGTAACTCGGAAGTAGGAATACGAGGCTTTTTCGAGCTTTTACGAGTTTTACTAGGCTTTAACGAGCTTTTGCGAGTTTTTTATAGTTAAGCGGCTAAAAATCGTTGAATTTTTAGCAAGAAGGCCACCCCCGGAATTTTTTTACGTTTTTGCCCAATTGAGGCAGAAAGTTGTTGACACACGGAGCTCAACCCCTTATAATATGCACATTGTTTAGGAGATAGTTTATGTTCGATTACCAAGAAGCCGAAGCCAACTACTGGTATAAGAAGTATAAGTCTTTACAGGCTAAAACTCCTTATGCTGTTTCTTTCCACATGGCCGACCAATACATTGTTACTTACACTGAAGAAGAGTGGGATGACTTTCTGACTCAAGTTCAGGAAGAATACCTGGACGGGGAAGAATTTGACACCGTGGCAGACATGCTTGAGTTCTGGAGTGGTGACGAGTTTTTTTGGAAATACGTCTAAAAAGTTCTTGACAAATTGGCAGAGATGCCCTATAATATCTTCATCGGCTGGGGAAATCCTAGCAAAATTTGAAAAACAGAGGAAAAATTACTATGTACACTGACGCTATTGTTGCAGAAATGCACGAAATCGGTTCTTTCAACTACGACAGCGCTGCTGCTTTTGCTGCTAAGCACGGTCTCAGCACTCGTTCTGTCATCAGCAAGGCGAAGTATGAGCAGTTGCCCTACGAGCCTAAGGTAGTGGTAAAGTCGTCCACTCCGCGTGTTCGCAAGGCTGACGTTGTTGCGGAAATCGCTTCTGGCTTGGGAGTGCCTTTCGAGACTATCGAAGGTTTGGCGAAGGCTGACATGGCTTCAATTCGCGCACTTCAGGCTGCAATCTAAACCAAGGGGGCCTCGCTCACTTCGTGAGCGGGGCTTTTTTTCTATGTATACACCTGAAGAAGAAGAAACACTCTTATGCAAATACGACGGAGCAAATACCGACGAACTTGCCAAGCTACTAGGAAAGTCCAAAAGATCAATCATTGGTAAGCTCAGCAAGATGGGCATCTACCAAAAAACCACCTACCGCACGAAGAAAAACGAGCTACCAGTTACAAAGCTAGAGTTGCGTGCGATGATTGAGTCGGAGCTAGGAACTGAATTACCTGGGCTAGAGAAGAGTCCGAAAGAAACACTAAAGAGGCTAATAGAATGCTTGAAATAATGACTTTTATAACGGTTTTGGCAATAGGGCTAAGCTTGGCAACTTACTACTGGGATAAGTATAAACTAAGAAAACTACAAAGACTTGCTAGAGCATTGGAAAACAAGAAGGGGCAATAAGCCCCTTTTTTTATGGGGCCAACCGCGCTTCGCGCGGAACGCTGTCTAAACCCTCCCCATGCTAAGGCGTAACCACCCTTGCATCGTTAGTAGCCATTCTTAACCCATTAGATTAAGTTGCAAAATCGCAATAAATATGCACGTTTAGCATAAATGCAAGTGTCAGCTCGATGCTTTTGGGTCTTTAGTGGCTTTGGGTGCTTAGTAGCAAAATTATGAGGCTTTATATTTGAGGGCAACGTATTTAGTCATATTGCTTATCCCTTCGGGATGGGCTTTATGGGTTAAATACGGGTAAATTGAAGTGGTTAACTTCTTTACTTTGTAAAGTGAGAAGAGACCTTGAAGATTGAACGCTCATTCTAAATCTATGTGGAGAGTGGATTCCCTAATGTCATCCACTCCAACATGGTTCAGAAGAGACTTATATTCTCGGCCTCTTCAGGGCAATCAATTTAGCCTCATATTGCTGTGTAGCAATGTTATATATTATAGCATGACGATTACCATGATGTCAAGAACTGTTTTTGAGTAGGTGGATGAAAAAAGGGGCTGACGCCCCTCTGTAGTTTGAAAAATTTTTTAACCCCACTCTATTTTTTATTCAACTCCTCAGCAGCCCAAGCAGCACACCCAGCAGCCATATCAGCAGCCTCAGCAGCCTCCCAAGCAGCATCCTCAGCAGCATACTCAGCAGCCCAAGCAGCATACATAGCAGCCCAAGCAGCAACAGCATCATCATCAGCAGCCTCAGCAGCATACTCAGCAGCCCAAGCAGCCCAAATAGCAGCATTACTCATTTTTCAACTCCTTAGCAGCCCAAGCAGCATGCTCAGCAGCATACTCAGCAGCATACTCAGCAGCCTCATCAGCACCCTCATCAATACCTCTAGCAGCATACTTAGCAGCCTGAGCAGCATACTCAGCAGCAGCAGCAGCCTCATCAGCAGCATCAAACATTATTCAACTCCTCAGCAGCCTTATCAGCATACTCAGCAGCCTTATCAGCATAATTAGCAGCCCAAGCAGCCTTATCAGAAGCACCCCAAGCAGCATCAGCAGCAGCCCAAGCAGCAGCATAAGCAGCGTACTCAGCAGCAGCAGCATCAAACATTATTCAACTCCTTAGCAGCCTTATCAGCATACTCAGCAGCCTTATCAGCAGCCCAAGCAGCCTTAGCAGAAGCACCCCAAGCAGCCTCAGCAGCAGCCCAAGCAGCAGCATAAGCAGCATACTCAGCAGCCCGAGCAGCCTCATCAAACATTTTTCAACTCCTCAGCAGCAGCCTTAGCAGCCCAAGTAGCAGCATCCTTTGCAGCATCAACAGCAGCAGCATAAGCATCCCTAGCAGCCCAAGCAGCAGCCTCAGCAGCCCAAATAGCAGCCCAAGTAGAAGACCTAGCAGCAGCCTTAGCAGCTTTCAACTTCTTAGCAGCAGCCTTAGCAGCTTTCAACTTCTTAGCAGCAGCCTCAGCAGCCCAAGTAGCAGACCTAGCAGCAGCCTTACCAGAATCATCCCTAGCATCCCTAGCAGCCCAAGCAGCAGCCCAAGCAGCAGCCTCAGCAGCCCTATCAGCCGCCATATCAGCAGCCTCAGCAGCCTGAGCAGCAGCCTCATCAAACATTATTCAACTCCTTAGCAGCCTTAGCAGACCAAGCAGCAGCATCAGCAGCCTTAGCAGCAGCAGCCCTATCAGCACACTTAGCCTCCCTAGCAGCCCTAGCAGCCCAAGCAGCAGCCCAATCAGCACACTTAGCAGCATCAAACATTATTCAACTCCTTAGCAGCAGCCTTAGCAGCCTTAGCAGCAAACCCAGCAGCATAAGCAGCACCACTAGCAGCATACTTAGCAGCAAAAGCAGCAGCCCAAGCAGCCTGAGCAGCAGCCTGAGCAGCAGCCTCATCAAACATTATTCAACGCCTTAGCAGACCAAGCAGCAGCCTCAGCAGCATTAGCAGCAGCAGCCTTAGCAGCCTTAGCAGGATACATAGCATACATAGCAGCCCAAGTAGCAGACCTAGCAGCAGCCTTAGCAGAAGCATCCCTAGCATCAAACATTTTTCAACTCCTTAGAAGCAGCCCACCAAGCAGCATACTCATCAGCCCAAGCAGCATACTCATCAGCCCAAGCAGCCCACTCATCAGCCCAAGCAGCCCACTCATCAGCCCAAGCAGCAGCATCATCAGCAGCCTCAGCAGCACACTCAGCAGCACACTCAGCAGCCTCAGCAGCCCAAGCAGCCCAAGCAGCCTCATCAAACATTATTCAACTCCTCAGCAGCAGCCTTAGCAGCAGCCTTAGCAGCATAAGCAGCAGCCTTAGCAGCATACTTAGCAGACCAAGCAGCATCCCTAGCAGCATCCCTAGCAGCATACCAAGCAGCATTCCTAGCAGCAGCCCAAGCAGCCCAAGCAGCAGCCTTAGTCATTACGAAAACTCTCTAATCAGTTGTTCTGCTGTAGACGCCTGCCACTGGGCCACGACGCGTTCCGCGTCCAACTCAATCGCCTCCACAAGCACAGTAACAGCCTCGTCCCACACTTCGTCAGAAGGTCGACCCACCATCGGCACGAAACGCTCCTTTGCAGCCTGAGCAAAAAACTCAGCACGAGCCAAAACCAGGTCATCATTCACAGTTCCGACTAACATTGGAAGAACCGGCAAAAGCTTCTGACGAGCCTCATCAGTCATGTTATCGTTCAGAGTGCGAACATAGCTTGCCAAAACCGGACAAGTGCACTCTGGAGTATCGCTGTGAGGCAGTCGCTCCATAAAAGCAACCATCTCCATAGCACAGAGACTACCGGCTCCTTGTTCGTGCGCTCCAGCTTTTAGTTGAGGAAGGGTTTCGATGTATTTTTCCCACATAATTGTTTCTCCTTTGATTTGTGTATATTATAGGGCATTTGCCTAAAAATGTCAAGAATTATTTTTTCATAGGAGTGCTAAAAAGCCCCTCTGTAGTTTGAAAAATTTTTTACACCTAATAATTTTATCAAATTCTTAGCTTGCCCATAGGGCTGTAGCAATCTACTTTTTCAGTAAGAATATTATGTACTGCAAAATTCACATCAGGACGGATATTCTGATGAGGCTGCACAACAATTTTTAGTACATTGCCGTCATACATATATAAAGTATCACGATAATTATCCTCTATGTTTGAATTGGGTAGAGCCATATCATCCTTTCCCTGGGAGGCGTTTAATACTCGATTTGAGAGTGGATTTTGCTTCAAAATATAATTATATAAAGGACTGCCCTTAACTGCTTTTTCTTCGTTTTCTAATTGATTTAGCACTTCTTCTGGTATATCGTTTGAAGTTATTTTTTTCAGAGTACTAAGTATATGAAATTCCATTTTTTCGGCCTCACTTTCGGTTCTACCTTTTAACGAAGGAGTCCTACTAGAAGATTTTCTTTTTATACCGTTATTTTTTGATCCAAACACATTGGGAAAAAATTGTTTGAATTTCTGAACCAACACTTTCGTCCTTTCATCATGCTTTTTATATTTGGTAGCTATATCTAACATTTCAGGATATTGGACCATGCCGGATGCTATTTGCATTTCTTTATCTGTAAAAATTGTTCCGGCCTTATCTTGATAGCCACAAAGTCTTCCGAGTCTTTGAAGCATAAAAGCCAAAGTAGTGTCTTCTGAAGAGGAAAATAGTAGACCAGAAATTTCTTGAAACTTACCTTTTTTGAATGTTACACTTCTACTTAACATATCATATCCAATAATAAAAAGCTTATCATAGTCTTTTGCAACTTCAAACAGCTCTTCTAGCTGCCCTTCACCATTTCTTTTAGTGGGAATGTATTTTGTTTTTCCTTTAACAAAGTATTTTTGACGAACACTTGAGTTTAATACAGCAACTAAACAATTTTCATCCAATAGTTTTGATATAGCCTCTGCCTGCCCATAGTGAAGCTGATTACCTTTTTTAGTAGAAATAAGAGTAACTGTATTAGAAAGAGCTGCTTCTTCTTTAATAATTTCTTCTATAGAAAACGGTATTACCGCTCTATTAAACTCTTTCATTGCGGATTCAGTAATACTTTCTAATTTACAATCTTGTAGCGCTTTATATGAAGGTCCAGGCTTTACATTTTCAATCTCATCCCAGTCTAAATTTGATGCAATTTCCGTAAAAGGAGTAGCTGTCAAGCAGATAAACCTTCTAACACTAGACTGCCTTATCAAAGAATCTACTATATTATCTTTTCTTGCATCGGATTTTTTTCGATCATGACCCAAAGCCATAGAATCTGATTCATCAATATAAATATCAAAAACATACTTCGATTTCAAAGCACACAAAGTTAGAACTGCTTCTAGCTGATTATAATGATCCAAACAGGATATACATATTGGGTATCCATTGGAGAACATGTCTAAGTTCTGTTCTACATGGGCGGTGAAGGTAGCTACATAATTAGCTGTTTTAAGTAAGTTTATTTTTTTATAGATTTTATCAATATGTAATTCTTGATTGTCTTTATTCACATTTGTCTTATGTGCTATAAAAATATTAATAAGATTTTTATTTTTCTGGCTTTCTTCGAAACTCTCTTTCACAGCCCCGCTAGTTTTTCCAGATTGTAGTGCTCCTAAACGGAGTATTTTAATTGGTTGAGAATCTTTCATGATTCATCCTCCTTTAGTTTAAATTTTATATATTGCTTTGTAGCAATGGTATATATTATACAGAAAATAGCAAAGTATGTCAAGAACTGTTTTTGAGCAGGTGGATGAAAAAAAGGGGCTAAAAAGCCCCTATTGCTCCGATACATCCAACTAAAATTATTCCGATTATCCAGTAAGTAAGAACTCGAAAAAATGTCTCGATAAACTCATCCATAGACAGCCTCATATCTTTTTAGCATTATAACCCCTAGCTCTTTTCTAGCCTCCTCTATATCTAAAGCTAACAAAGGATAAAGGTCTTGAGCGCAGAGCCATTTACATTTTTTACCGTTTTGGTAAGCCTCCCACCACATAGGAAATACTTTTAATCCCAACTTTCCAATGGCGCTAAGAGCTATAAAGAAGGAAAGTATTAAAGAGGCGTTGTATCTTTGTTTTATCTGTGCTTCATTGAATGCAAGGGTACAAGCCTCCCCAATAGGATTAGTGCCTGTCTCTAAAAGAACATGAACAAAATCATGAGTAATAACTCTCTGGATAGCAAGTTTTATCCTTTCTCTTGGCCAGTTGCTCATGCCTTTTGGGCTTGCTTCAATACTTACCTTTTTCAAGTTATTCGTGGTTATTGAGTCACCACAAAATTCAAGGTATTTATTTCCAAGACTATTTTTAGGCAAAGTTTTCAAATACTCAACATCTGCAACCCTATCCAAAACGTTTAAGTTGTTGTAAATTATTTGCCTGCCAAAATCTGTTTTAATAAACTCCTTTGTACATTCATCATAATCAGATTCTAGAGTAAGTGCAGTTATAAAAGTAAAAACTTGAGAAGTATCTTCATTGTTACGGAGAAGCTTCCAAAAAGCTATAGCTGCTTTTACATAATTTCTTCTATTCATAAAATTTTACCGTAAGTTCCCCATCGAACGGATTTCTGTAGTCAGTGTTATTTGCAACAGATGCCTGGGAAGCACCTATGGCAAACGGAAGAGAGTTTCCATCTATTCCGAGAGTCCAAGTGTTATCCTGAGCCACTATGATTCCATCAAGCAACAGAGTTGCTCCAGTGGGTCCAAAGATATACTCAGCTGTATGAGGTTGTCCAATCAGCACAGTTCCTCCCGCTATAACACGAGACTCAGTAAGACTTTGATGACGCACATTCACCTGACCCTGGCCATTTATAGACATTGTTAGGTGCCCACTCTCAGCAGTGCCGCCCTCATCTCTTGAAAACATCGTTCCACCAATCACATCTGTAGTAAATTCAACTACAAAACGACCACTCGGAACAGCGAACAATGCACCATCATACAGTTGAATTTCTGCAATATTTCCATTGAATACTGTAGTTGGAGAGAAAAAGAGCAGACCCGTATTGTCTCCCGATAAAAGAATCGGAGGACGAGGAATAGAGTCTGGCGGAGGAGGACAAGCAATCTGTCTAGTAACAGTATTACTAAATCCCGATTCATCGCCTTCAGCGTCAGTCACAGTTCCCGCAAGTACATAATCTCCACAGTCAAGATTAAAAAGCGCACTCGTAAGGGGTGCACTAACATATGGAACCGTTTCTACGAGTTCAAACGTTCCATTTACTTGTTTGTAGAGTGTAAAAGCGGAAAGTGTGCTTACTGGACTATTGTCTACACTTTGTGTGGGGTTTACCCACTGCACTTCGATCTCTTCTGCCGTTGCAGCAGTAGAAACAAGAAGAATACTTGCTCCCACCAATTTTTTAGCCAATTCCATCCACGTTGTCTCCTTCATCACGTTGTAACCAAGGAAATGCTGGCTTAAATTCATCTCCCTCCTTGTAGTAAAGACTTACAGACTCATGTGGTGCATTCAATGTAAACCATACTAATCTTAAATGATTTATACGATTACTCGTATCCATCGGTGCCTGCTTAGGGAGAACCAGTGTTTTTACAAACACGAACAATCCCATAAGAGTGCACAAAGTTCCTGCTCCTGCGAGCACATTTACAAAAATATCAATCATTCCTATATCCTATTAAAAACTCAAAAGCTTTGAGTCCCGACAAGTTCCATCCACAATCTTCGCAGATAAGCTTATCTTCTTCCGACTTCTCCCAATAACCCTCCGAAAATCCAGTTTCAAAACGAGCCTCTGCTAAGCAGACTGGGCATCTAACTTCCATATCTCCTTCTCCAAATCTTGCAGTAAATCTGCGATGTGTTTCCACTCTTCGGGCTCAGTAATGTTTTCACTCAGCCTCGCCACCTCTCTCAGTCGACGGGTCATTAGCGTGTAAGGAACTGGACGTTCCTGATAAGAAAGGTATTCGTGATACTTAATCAAGTGGAAATGCTCCGTTGTATACTGCTACTGCTCCTGGAACAGTTCTCATTCCAGGAATTTTTAGATTATACGCCTCTACGAACTCTTTTGCAGTGGTAGAACTAATGAAATAAAGTGCCTCAATATAGGCACCGTCAAGCTTAATCAGAACTTGAAACTTTACTTTTAAATCGTTGAACAATATCATAAATAATACTCACCCAAAGTGGCCATGTTAAATAGATTAGAACTAACCAAACAGACAGAGGAACCTCACTCATAGCGAGGAACTTCTCCCGGCCAGTGTGCTCCAGACTCTTCTTCAACAAAAAATTTGACAATGTAATCAGTGTTTACACTATTAAGATCCGGTTGACGACCTTCAACCAAGGTCAAAGCATCGGCAAACTCACGGGCTTCTTTGAGCGTAGTAAACATACCTTCGCAACCTTCAAAGAGGCCGTAGTCATACCACCAGCCACCTTCTTCAGGCCCGCCGTAAGCTCGACCAATCTCATACTTGTTCACGTAAAAAATGTCTTCAATCTTCATAGTAGGTAAATAACTCCCGTAAAATAAACTATTGCTACCAGCACCCCAAGGTGCGTGCCTGTAATTTTTTCCATAACATTCCTCTTTAGTGTGGATATTATACGGGATTTTAGCATTTGTGTCAAGTAAAAAGGGGTCCGTAGACCCCCAATCTTACCATGAGATTGAGCCGCTCACGGTTCTTTGTTTGCATTCTTTTCTTTTCTCTAGTTCACACATTCGCTGCCGCTTGGACAGAACGTGATGACTGCACTCCCGCTCAGCGTAGGCGCGGCAGGTGCTGTTACGTCCGTCACTATAAAAGGGCCGAAACTCACCTCGTTGGAGTAAGCGCTTTCATTGCCTTCAAAGTCGTAGGCAGTCATAGACACGAATATCTCAGTTCCGCTAGAAACACCATTTACTGGAAAGCTGAAGCTATCCGTTAGGGCGTCTGCAACAGTGATACTCTGAGTGTAAGACCCACTTCCAAAGCCATACCAAATGTTATAGCCTTGAAGATCACTGAGAGGAGACCCATCAGCATTCTCAGTTGGAGGGGCCCAAGTGAGTTGAACCTCTACATCCATCTCAGCATAAGTGAGAGCTGGAAAAAGCAGAAGAACTGCTAGTAAGACCTTTTTCATTGTTTTCTCCTAGGTAGAGCACTAAAATAGCTGCCTCATACCCTCTGGCTTCAATCTCCCAAGGGGAAAGCCAATACTCCATCGAGTTCTCAAATCGATATTCATTATCCTTGAATACCACCACATCCTCGAACTCAAACTTTAGACCGTCGTATGTAAACTGTTTAACGTGAGTAAGTTCATGACCAATAGTCTTTACTAGCTCATCTTCATCCCACGCTATACTAGGATTGAGTGCAACTAAAAACTTATCTTTTCCAGGAATAGTTACAGCCTCATAACCTTCTGAAGCTTCTTCATTAAATGTTATTAATACTTCTACTTCAGTAAGTTTAAAGAGGTTTTCACATATTCTTGCACTGTATCCAATAATGCTACTCGTATCTTCGTCCATACTCGGGTCAATAATTATCATTCTATCCAGTTTCCATTGTTACATTTGCCAGTTTGCCATTCTCTTCCTGCTAACTCCTTATAGTCGTGAAGTAAGCCCTGTAGTATCATATCTACTTCAGTCGAAAATTCCTCTCCCTTTATACAAGCAGCTTCTTTAGCGTCAAGTATCGGTCTGATTCTAGGGGGTAAAGTATTCAATCTAACCTTATTTATACCCTCTTCAATCTTTAAATGTTTTTCCTCTAGATCCTGCTCATGAAACTCCTTAGTAGCTACATTATTTATTCCATCTGACAAGTAGAGAAACGCACCTACACCACCAGATACAATAATAAGCATATTCATTAATCCAAAAATGTCTTTTTTACCGTCCATTAGATATGTCCCGGCTCAATCCTGTTGATACGCTGCTTCCAGTCTAGTGCTATGTCGTACCTTCTCTGACGAGATTTAGTTTTTACGCGTTGGTCTGTTTCTGCATACCTAGACCATCGCTTAATGCGGGAAGTAAAGAAGAACTCTTTCGGAAACTCCTTAAAAGCAATTGTGCCATAAATCCAATTAAAGAGTATATCGCACACCGCTCCCGCAGCTAAAAATACATACAGTGGATATTCTACCCACCATACACTAAATCTCTCGTCCCTTTTCTGCAAAACTCTAGCATGAGTGTAAGCAAAGAACCAACCAACAAGATATACATAGGCTAATAAAAGCCCTATTATAGTGTAGAAGATAGTCACCTAACTTCTTCTCCTTGTATGGCTTTTACAGCCAGCTCAACCTGCTCATCAGTGAGGTTTCTATATACATTATCGTGAAGAAGTTTATAGTCTTCACGAGTTCCCTGTAAAACAGCTATTTCCCATAGATCATCTGTGCCTGGATTAAACAAGTCATTGCGAACAATGCTAACACCATATCCATTATCAAAGAATATTTTCATTCCATAATCCATGGGGGCTGATACCCCTTTTCAAATAGGTGCGCTTTGTCACCTAGATAGTAGTCTCGGTATGCCTTCACAGCACACTCGTTTTTGTATTTATCGGGCATTGCTTGGGCAAAAGGGGTCATCGCACTTTGTGCGATATTATTCGGCACTTTTGCTAACCAAGGCAACATCTGACCACTTTTATGCTCTTTCCCATACCTACGAGTATATTCGTCAAGTTGGCCACACCAGTGGTCAATAGCCCACTCATAGTTTCCAGAGCTTTCTCTCATCCACACACTACAAGGATGATTAACATATGCCGCTTTGTAAAGCACCTCATCGCGGTCATCCGGTAGTCTCCACCGCTTCATGTTACGTCCTCCAGGACTAAGCTCGGTGTATTCCTCTCCGTCAAGCACGCGATGAGCTGTGCAAAGCATTTGAGCACTCTCAAGCGGCATTTTGACAACATGCTTCGCTATAGCCCAGGACGCAGCCACATAAGGGTCTTCGTGCAAAACAAATATGTTCAACCGCGTCTCTCCAGCCTGTCCATCTCTAAATAGAGATAGTGAATAGCTTTCATCAAATCAGCTTCGTTGAAACCGTTCTTCTTACCATAGCGACTAATGTATTTGATAGCATTTCCAATATAGAACCCTTGTTCCCATCCTAGTGCCTCAATGTAATCAGTAGCCTGTATCTTATTCGCATAGTGAGTAGTATATGTAGAATTTATATACTGACCTACTTGTGCGTGTAAAACTCTAAAATTGTCAAGATGCATAAGTAAACTCCAAGCGTGAACACATATTATACACGCTTGGAGCAAAAATGTCAAGAATTATTTCTTGCCACGTCTCTTTTTCATTGGTTTTTTCTTTCTCTTCTTGTAGTGCATAGGCATTAGTCCTTCTCCTCTTCCCAGATGCGATAAGCACCATAGGCTATGGCAGCCATTGCCGCATACTTCATAAAGGGAGAGGCTGCCAAAACAATCACTCCCATAACTAGCAGCATTGTGCCGTCCCAAGTAGAGCGTTCGCTCCACTTTTCTTTTAACCAGTTAATACCTTCTTTTACTTTATCCATTACCATTTTACCTTATTCGCCCAGTAAGCAGCACTAAGCTTACCCTTTGCAATATTCCTTGCGTGTCTTGCTTTGAAAGAGCGTCTACGAGCAGCTGCTGCTTTGCTCTCCCCTTTACGCTTTGGACTGCCTTTTACACCCTGCTGACCAAAACGAATAGTCTTAACCTTACTTCCCACTTTAGCCACAACTACATGCGACTTTTTTGGGTGGTTAGGGGTTCTTTTCGGTTTATTAAACCTAGAGACACCTGCCCTTTTAAGAGCGGGATGCTTTTTTCTTGCGACTTTTCTTTTTCTTGCCACTGCCCAATCTCCTACGCTCTGCTAACAGAGACTTGGGCACTTTTTTGCCCGATTTGTATAAGCGACTAATTCTCTTTAGAACTGCCGCCAATCTTTTACGTCTACTACCCGAAGTTCCTGATAAGTATTTCTTTGGTAGTTTGCTGCGTCTATCTTTTGGTACTCTTCTTCTTGGCACGTTTTCTCCTTAGATCAGTATCATGCTTACGGCTACCGCGAATAAAAGAGTTTACTCTTGCGTGAGCCCAAGCAGACATGCTTACTCCTGGGCGACTACCGCTTGATAGAAACGCACCTTGTCCACGCCTGTAAACTTTTGTTAGTGTTCCAACTGAATAGCCGCTACGTCTGGCCTTTGCTGCCAATGTTTTACGAACAGTTGGAGACAAAGGTTTAGCCTTTCTTCTAGTGCTTTTTTTACGTCTAACAACTTTTCTTTTTCTTACCGCCATTATACACACCACCATTTATACACTTGGCACTCAAAGAGTATCTCACCGTTTTCAGTATCTATTCGAACCTTTTCTGATAGTTCTATGTCTACCTCTCTTTTCAGAGCCTCTTCGTCTATCTTACCTTCATCGTCCCTGGGAAACTCGTAAGATGCGCAGCTAGAAAGAATGAATGCAGCAAGGATTAGTTTCATATATCAACCTTTACAATAGAGACAGTCTCAACCAGAGTTACATCTACTTTTTGAGTATTTGTATCCTCGTAAGTTATAGTTATCTTTCTATTTCTAACGGGAGGTTCGGGTATTATTACATACCCGTCATCCCAATAGCCTTCGTCCACATATCTAGCAGTAGTAGGCATCTATCTTAGTCCTCAGAAGATTCCTCTTGAGCAGCTACTTCGAAGGAGGCATCTTCAAGCTTTGCAATAATTGCAGAAGCGGCTTTTACAGATTGAAGTCCAGAAGCTTTTACTGCTAAGTCAATAAATGCCACCAAAGCATTCAGTTCTTCTTGTGTAAGTTCAATTTCGTAAGTATTCATAGTTTTTCCTTTTTAAGTTACGTTAACGTCCGAAACAGCAGATACCGCAGCTCTAGCCGCAGCTTGATTTTCTACTGAACGAACAATATCAATTACCCTTTGACGGGTTTCTTCTTTAATTTTATTACCAACTTCACCCGCAGTCATATCTCTAAATATGGGGGCTCCGTTTTCATCTACTCCATCCTCTATCGGTCCGTAGTGGACTCGCATTGCAGAAATTACTCTGTCTAGCTGATTTTCCGGTATTGTGATTGAGAGTTCCACTGTGTGGTCTGCCATTTTAGTCTCCTAAATATCTTGGGCTTACTTGCCCATTACTGTCCAATTTGTTCCGTTATACCATACAAGGTATGGTGTTGCTGGAGAACCACTTACTACTGTGTCTCCCCAGGCTAATCCTGTATCTCCGTCAGTTACTCTTGCTATCTGACCTACCGTGCCAGCAGGAAGTGTTGCTACTGTGTATGCCTCTGCCACTTCAAAGGTCTTGGATGCTGCGTTACCACCTATCCCCACATTCCCGCCGCTGAACGACCAATCTGTGCCATCGTAAACTAGAGATGCAGCCGAAGACTCTAAGTGAATATGCCCTGCTGTGGTATCATCTACCGCTGAACCCTTGGAGGAGATGATGATGCCGTTTGCACCTTGGCCTGTCTCCCCAGCTTTGTAGCCCACTGCGATAGCGTAATCGCCCTGCTCATCACCAGGAGTAGCAGAGCCTTGACCAGCCTCCCGGCCTATAGCTACCGCAGAGTTGCCTTGAGTGTAAGATCCTGCTAGGTATCCCATAGATA